ATATCACCCTTTCGTTTTTCTATATGGCTCACAAAAATGCCATACAATCTTTTAGAACATTGTCCTAAAGGCAGTTTCCAAGGGGATTTCTTGAGCCAGCCAAAAATCTTATTTGTAACTTCAGGCGGTAAAATTTCGAGCGGTGATAATATTGCATAATCCATATTGCCAAGGTTATTGAAGAGGTTAAATTTCAATTTTACATTAAACTAGTTTTTTATTGTTAATATACCAATAAAAATTGCTTGAGCGAATTGATAAATGGAGGAATTGACTAAACAACATTTCGTTACTGAGATCACCAGGATGTTCGGTATCAGACATCCTGTAGTCCAAGCAGGTATGAATGTGGCTGCTGGACCAGAATTAGCGGCAGCTGTAACCAATGCTGGTGGGTTGGGTGTTATTGGTGGGTTGAATTATAGACCAAAGATGTTGAGAGAAATGATACGTGAATTGAAGGGACTATTAAGAGAACCCTGTGCTCCGTTTGGTGTAGATCTTCTTCTACCAAAAGTAGGAGAAGGTGCAAGGAAAACCAATTATGACTATACCAAAGGAGAGTTAGATGAGTTAATAGATGTTATTATTGATGAAAAAGCCAAATTATTCGTTAGTGCAGTTGGAGTACCTCCAAAACACATTATTGATAAACTTCATCATCACGGAATATTTGTGATGAATATGGTGGGTGCCCCCAAGCATGCTGAAAAGGCATTAGCATTAGGAGTAGATATCATTTGTGCTCAGGGTGGATGTGGTGGAGGACATACAGGGGATATTGACACCACAGTGTTGGTACCTGCTATTGTGGATATGTGTAAGCCCCGTGGTATTCCAGTTTTAGCGGCTGGAGGGATTTATGATGGACGTGGATTGGCGATGTCATTGTGTATGGGAGCAGATGGAGTGTGGGTCGGTACAAGATTCGTGGCGTGTACTGAAGCTAATGCTCCTCCTATTCACAAGAAGGCTGTATTGGAAACAAAACACGATCAAACCTTCAGAACTCTGGTATTTACGGGCAGACCGCTGCGGATAGGACCCAATAAATATGCGCGAGATTGGGAAACCAAAAGACGCGATAAGATGCAAAGACTTTTATCTGAGGGAAAAGTTCCCTCGGATTACGATTTGGAGATGAGAGAGAAAGGAACTTTTGATACTGAAGACATAGAATGCCTTTTTGAATACGCTACCAAACCTCAACCTTATCCTCATCTTATGGGACAAGTTGCTGGAAGTATTTATAGTATCAAATCGGCCAAAGATATTGTTGACGAGCTTGTTATGGGCGCGGTACGAACCCTAGATGGTATAACAAGAGACAAAAGAGAATACCATTCAAAATTGTAGATCTGCTATAGTTCATTATTCCATATCAATCATAACTTTATTATGAAATATACATAATAAAGCATTTATCACTAAATTAATGATCGAGACTGAAATATCGATCTTCCCCTTGCGTCGAGTCTTTCTCTTGCTCTGGACCTTTCTACCATTGGTCCCACTTATAAAGAACTGAAGTGGGATATTTTCTGATAACATCCTCTCCAGATGTTTTTTCTCAACATGAACTCCAAACGTTTGGTCGTGTATACGAATCTTGCGATCATACCTACTGCTTTGAAGAATGGACTGATGAACAGATTTGCTCCCTGAAAAGAGCCGCCAAAACAACTTTTACCTACTTAGACGAGAGAGATAGAAAACTTAAAAAACTCAAATTTGATGCCTATGATCTTTTTTGTGACATCAAAAACTGCGTAAACCCAGACAGTGAAGAGAGGGGGTGATGTCATCCTGTATGCGCAAAGTGCTCATGAATCAGTGGCCGCTATAGCACGCGCACAAATATTAGCGAGTTGAAGGAGACGTGGTGACTACTCACCAGGGTAGAAGGTTGGGCAGAATGCTCAGACGAATACCTTAACCCTGTTATAAATAAACGTAGCTATTACATTATTACACCTTAATAATGTAAATATTACAACTTAATAATGTAAATATTATAGATGTTATACTTTAGCGCTGAGAATAACAATTTCAGATGATTTCTTGCTCTTATTCATGCCATATTTCCAATCTACTTCGAGAATAATATGAGAATCATACAAATCTCGAATATAATCACAATCATTGTATGTCATCATCCAATCTATATCTGTAATGTCTCCTAATACTTTACATAAGCCCTTATGATCAAATTTTTCGTGCATATCTCCCTTGTTACCATATAGTTTCGATCCTTTTTCTAAATAATACGGAGGATCTAAGAATAGAAATGTATTTTTCCTTTTATTCTTACATTCACTTACACATTCAGGAATAAATACACTAAAGTCCAAATTGTGAAAAGTAAATGAACTGAGATCCAACTTTTTCACTCGATCAATAGAGGACACCGTAAATCTCTTCTTGGCAGATTGTTCAGAAAAGCCTCCCGATAGCGTAGCCCCACTGAAAGAGCACCGATTAATGACAAAATAATAACATGCTTGCATAAAAGGATCGTCAGTTAGATTCATTATCTCTTTTCGATATTGATAGAATAGCTCCTTTTCGACAGGTCTAAAACCGCGCAATCTTTTACACAAAGCCGCATTGTTAACTTTGGCTTGACTCCAAAAATGATACAAGGGAGTAAATTTATCGTTGGCGTAAACTTCAAACCCATATTTATTTTGTAAATAAAATTCAAAAGACCCTCCCCCAAAAAAAGACGAAAGTACCACATCATAACTCTCTGAAGAGAAATGTTCTTGAAAAATCTTGTCTAAGATGTTACATGCCCTGGTTTTTCCCCCCGGATATCTTAAGGGAGATTTATTATTGGTCTTCATAAGAATGTATTTCAGCTAAGAAATACATCAAACAAATTTCAATTTCTTAGACGTTTATACACACAGCAGCCGCTCCAAATTCTGTCTTTTTTATATTCAGGTAAAAGATGGATAATATCACCTTCAAGTCGTTCTGTCTCGAATTTTCTCTTCCTCTCAAGAAAATCTGAAGAAGTTAAGTCTTCAGCAATGTGTTTAAACAGAGTATCGATGCCATAATTATTTTTTGCAGAGGTATAATAGATTTTAGATAACACTTCTGGAAGGTTTCTCTTGGATAAATCTTTCTGTAAATATTCAAACTCTGTGTTTGAAAGTAAATCTACCTTATTACCCGCAGTGAAAAATAGCACTGGAGAGAGAGTTTGTCGTTCTACTAACGGTAGCCATCTATGAATCAAATGATTCAAGCTAAAACCGCAATCACTAGCGTCGAAAACGAAGATAATCACGTCTGCGTTCCGTAAGTACATAGGGACCACGGAGAAAAATCTTTCTTGTCCACCCGTTTCCCAAATGTGTACCTTCATCATATGCATTTCTCCTTCGTTATCATATGCTATAATATTTCTGCTGAACATACTCGCGCCTATAGTAGTTCCATGTTTATCATCGAAATGATCCGAACAATACCGTTCTACAATAGAAGATTTACCCACGCTACTGCTTCCAATACATACAATTTTAAATGGTTCCGTATCGTATTCGCTGATAGAGTTTATTTGCAGCATCGTTTATATTAATATTTTATTAAGGATAGTTCGCCATTATATCTATTTTATACATTATTAAAATGTACAAAATCTTAAAACAATTATATATTATATAATATTATATAATAATATTATATTAATTCCAATAATAATATTATATTAATTCCAATAAAAATATGGAGGAAACGGTATACACACCCGGTGACTTTTTCAAATAATTCCCCATTTTTTCTTTGCATATCCGTGAAGAACCTTTTGAACTTCTTTATCACTAAAGAAGTTTTGACGCTCAGCTTGGTTATTACATTTAAAAGCTGGGTGCCCAGCTTCATTACATATCCAACACACAACAATCTTAAATTCTTTCATAGCCTCAAGGATTTTTGGAGATTGGAAAACTGCTTTATGTAAAGATGCATTTTTACTAGATACAAAGGATTTAGTGATTGAATTGACCCAGCGCAATGTTGCTTTATCAATTTCAAAGCGCTTGCGGATTTTAGAGTTCCGAACAAAACATTGTATATATTTACAATTCCATTCAGGATGCCCCGGAAGATCACATAAAGCACATTTCCTATCTTTATACATGAGACAATCCGCGTGTTTATGCCCCCAATCATCACAGTACCAACATTTTGGTATTTCCCTTTCTAATTGTTGGACAAATATATAACGCGATCCCATGTAAAATGAACTTTGGGAGTAATTTATATATGCTTTATTCGCTAAAAGCGCAGGATCTTTGTGGTATTTATCCGATAATGCCTGTATCCAATCACAAAAATTAGCACCGAGTTTTGTGGATTTATATCCCCATATGTTAAAACCCCACTTTAGTAGTTCCCAATGACCACATTTAATAAAGTCTTTAGCTGTTTGTATAAGACATCTGTTGGATTTCTCTACTGTAAATACAACACAGTGCCATCTCCTACACACAAATTGTAGCGGGATTATAGAGCTTTGCGCTTCCTGATTCTTAGACAGCACAAATTCAAAAATGCGTACTAGTACTTCATCTGGTAAAAAATCAAATCTGTTGCAAAGCGTATCAGCTTCCATTTCTACGGAATGGTTAAACAAAATAATTCACTTCTTGCGTAATTTTATACGTTGATATGTAAAATTATGGATGAAGAGGAAGTTCCAAGATGTTGTTGGTTGATTATTTTGGTCATCATAATTTTGGTTATTGTAGGCTCAATCATTATTTTAATAATGTGGGACAGTGACAGTAAGCCATCTTCGCCCCCACCCCTCCCGCCGTCTATAACAGCAGATGCATTTACATTTTCTCAACATCTCTCTACTACACCAAATCAATCTGGACAATCTCAAGTCAAAACAACAGACGGATCAATACTTGGAGATGTGCGTCAAGTATTCCTATCACCACCAACGCAACAACCTTCTCGAGTATTGATTACGGACGGAAAACTGAGATATGAGTATAACGGTAGTGGAGCTAATGGTTTTGAAGTGCGATGGTTAGATTATGTTACTAAAGATACTTCTTCAATTAAATCAGTCGATTTATCGGATTTAGAGAGATTCACTGTGGACGTAAGTAGCATAAAATTTGCCAATAATGCAAACACATTTACCTTAAAACTCAATGTTAAGGATGAAGAAGGATTAGAAAGTTCCGTAGTGGATGTTCTAAATTCATCTAAAGTTGTATCCTTTGATAAAAGTTCTTTTATAGGTAATACACCTGGACAAGTCCCAGACTTCTCTAAAATAACCGGAATATGGTTAGGTGGTGATTTCCGTACAGGTGGTGGAAACGTCACTTTGGGACCATTAATGTTTGTTCGCAGAAATTAAATAGGTTTTAAACACTATTTATCAATAAAATTGATTTTTTTTATATAATCAACACTTGATTAAGATGCTCAGACTTTACGCAACATGTATTATCTTATTGTTCGTCTGTTGTAGTGCAAGATATCAACATATAAAATGGTCAAGTGAATACTGCACCTATCATCCAAACGAATCTGAGTGCGTAGCGTCCAGAAGATTCTCTGAAAAAGATTTTGAAGTAATTGAAGTTGAAGATGGGGATTCCCAGATGGAAGAAGCAAATTGGCATTTCGATCGAGAAAAACACTGTTGGGCGCTCAAAAAATATGCTTCATCAGAAATAGTGCATTCTGAGGACTTATTTCCTCAAATTTTTTGTGAGTCAGGATATAGGTTTAAATTAAAGGAAAAGTTCCGATTACATCCCAAACCTATTATCGATTCACAATCACCATCCCAGCACCTTATCGAAATCTACGCTTTGTTTTTGGAAGGCTTAGATGTAATTATAGATGTATTTGGTGTAATTTACACTCTTCTCTCCTTATAACATATATTGTAATAATATATGTTTTTAACTACATATTATGCTTTGTTCACTTCTTTACATGGTACTTACATTCTTGTAAGATGGCTTCTTAATTCGTCTTCTGGTACATTTTCTTGAAGTTTTTCTATAAGTTGAGCCTTTCTGTCTCGGCTAACGTAATTAATATTATATAGTTTTAAAATTTGCATAAGTTCGCGCCGTGTAAGTTTGTTTAACTCCCGACCCTGACGAGACGTGGGGAAGGGAGGGGGGGTGCTAGACACTTCTGTGTTCATTTCTTTAAGTAACTCTGCTCTCTCCATATCTCTGAATGCTCGGTCGTATTCCCTTCTCCATGTCGTTGTTCCACGTCTTACAGCTTCTGCAGTGCCTTTCATAATACCGAAATCTCTTGCAAGTTTCTCTTGCCAAAATTCATCCATTTTGCAGATAGCTTGAGTTACTGGATAACGCATACAAGCTCCTCCTTCTCTTACCAAGTCTGGATAATACATAGTAAGTAAAAATTCTTTTGCTACTCGGGGTCCTTCTCCAACAAGTGCTCCCATATCCATATCAACTTCTTCAACTTGCATTCTTGATATTTTTGTGTATTAGAACAAAATATAACAGGAATTATTTATGATGCACTTGTTATATATAAAGTATATAAATTGCAAGATAATATAGATTTTGGTATTTTATGTTATACACAACCGATAGCGGCATTTGCTCCAGCTCCTTGACCCCCATTACCCCCAAGGACCAAGGAACCTGGAGGACCTAGACCTCCACTACCTCCTCCTCCACCGCCAAATCTAGCAAAAACAGGTGCCCCGGGCATGCCCGCTGCACCATTCTTACCGGGTCCATTTCCTAATCCGCCATCACCACCTGAATTAAAATTATTTGATGGGCGTATATTATCGAACGAAATGCCTCCTCCTCCTCCACCAGAACCTTGTTTGGACGAAGGTCCAGTATTAGATCCTCCTGCTCCACCGAAGGAAACAAACAATGTTGTGTCGAATGACAAAGTTGATGATCCTCCTGATCTGGGATTGATGCCCCCGTTGAACGCCTGAAAATTGGACATACAACCTGGTCCTGTTGGTCCTAAAAGACCTCCCCCGCCTGGAGCAATGGGGAAACCATTTACTAGTCCAGCTCCTCCTCCTCCTCCGGGACCTCCACCACAAGCCCCGGAACCGCCCATACCTCCTTCAGCTCCTCCAATACCACCTCCTCCCCCCATTACCGGATTCATACCTTCAAATCCAGCTCCAGGAAATGCCATAGAACCGTTAAGCATCACAAATGACGTTTCACCTTTTGTTCCGTTTGGATTACCACCTGTTGCACAACCTCCAACACCTCCAGCACCCAGGTAAAATTTAAAGATATCACCTTTGGTAGCAACGATTGCAGGAGGATTTTCGGCTTCAGAAAAATTGCTGAAGAACCCCCCAGCTCCACCCCCTCCTCCTCCTCGACCAATCGACTCGATCATACCATCGTTGGTGGTAGCTTGTCCAGCACCTCCTCCACCGCAGGCCCCATTAAGTACAATGAAAAGAGAAATTTTCTCCGCAGTTACTTTTGCATAAGTAAACCCAGGAGAATTAAAGCCAACTTCACCAAAATTCTCACCAATATTAAAGCAAGGATGCTGCTTAAGACTTCCAAGATTGTAGTTGAAATGTGTTAAATCTCCTACATCCGGAGAAATGGCAAAATAGAAACAATCTCCTACTTCAGCATTTTGTAGGGATTGAGCTATCAAACTATCTTCTACTCCCACAATTTGGGAAGAGGCGGTGTGATAATCCAAGATATTGGTTCCTCTGTAGTGACCAATCGTAATTTGATTCAGTATTCCAGTATCATTATAAGTAATCTGTCCGTTAACACTGAATAATTCGCCTATACCATAAGGTTCTATATCCAACATAGTAGCTTTGTAAAAGGTAAAGTTTCCAGCAACTGGCCATCGAGGTGGTTGGGGTACATCATTCTCCCAAGAAAAACCTTCGATAAATATTGGAGTGGGTGTTCCATCTACCAATTGAACTTTTAAGGTACGTTGGGTGGGACCTACTGTCCCTGGTTCTCCTTGAGGACCAGTAGGACCTTATCTTCCTCTCAGACCTCTAGGACCTCTACAAACCTTATGACATTTTTTCTTATACTTGTCGAGATGACGATCACACTTGCTCATTTAATATATTAGATAATATATTATTATTCATCATGGTTGACGGAATAAAACTACCACGAGTACGTAGGTATCATCTGTGTGTTTCTAAACAAGTTTGAATATTAGAACTTGAAGGTACATAAATGTCTCCTGTGGCGTCGGTCATTCCTCCACATATATTTTCTCTACAATTAGGTGGTTGAACGATATTATCTGGACGATTACATGACGCAAAGCCTCGGCGACGTAGTGACATAAATTTTCTTAATTAACTTTTTTTTGGAGTAGTTTATTTATTCTAAAAAGCCCAAGAAGACAGCGTTGTATATTGAAAAATGAGTACAGAAGAGCCACTCCTCCTTGCCAATGAAAAATTTGCTTTGGACATTTTACGGCATTTAGATATTCGAGACGTAGCTAATATGTCCCAAACGTGTCAAAGGATGTATGATCTGTCGCGAAAAAAGAAATACAAGAAAATTGTATTAATAGATGGTGGGTTTAAATATCGCCCCAATAAAGACAGTGTGTTCCGTGTAACGGATAAGGGCTATTTTATAGAAATAAGGCTAAATGACCTTGAATTTAGTTTCAGCAAGCCTATTCGGTGTGGAAACACAATTATCTACAGTGAAGTATGGATTACAGAATGTAGAAATGACGTTGAGAACAAACAAGAACATCTCTGGAAATTCCCCAATCTTCCACGTGAATCTCTCCGCGAAACTACAGATGAGAGGTTAGGTCGTCTATTAATCGCTTCTGAAAGAAACATTGGTAAATCCTATCCGTGGTATATTTTACATAAACAAAAGACTTTAGCGGCTATGTTAGAACTATATTCTAAAATAACGGCGTTGATAAGCTAAGTTAAAGTTCATATTCACAACATAATAAATCATAGACTTAATTAGTCGAATTTATACATGGGTCATATTTGTCCCCTGATTCCCTAAATCTGGATATAAAGATTGTATAGAAAATTTATCTGTAACATCATTAATACCATCATTATTATATGAATTTACTACATACACGTCACTAATTTTAAGCTCTTGATATTGTTTTTGCTGTTTATACAATCTATAAACATATACACTAGATATAACAGATAATATCGTTTGAATCAATTCTAACACACTGTGTATTGACATAATCAATACACCATTGTCATTTGTATGAAAATCTACTGACGCATAAACAAACAAGAATACCAATAAACCAATTAATGAAAATACAGCAATAAAATCTTGAACAATGGCATAAAATAATAGCAGTCTTTGACAGTTTGGAGTAGATATTGCAAGCCATCCAATATCCAAAAACATCCAATAGCATATCAAACCCATCCATAACACCACTAGGTAGACAAATGGGAATATAAAGGCATAATATAGAATAAATCCTGTAGAAAAGAAAAATAAGCTAATAATGCTTATTTTAGCTTTAAATACACTTTTTCTGATAGGTTCCGACATTTTTTAATATAAAAAATGTCGATATCAATCATTTTCGATATCATAAGCCGCATCGAGAAACATCAAGCAAATGCATCCAATATTTATATGGATGCACTTTACCTTGTTCAAGGACCACCTCTAAAACCATATATAAATCGTTTGTCATGTATGCATCGGGTCTACGAGCGAAAAGAGGCTCCTTAAGACTTTTAGCAGCATCTAATAGTTTTTCAAATCGCTGGGGATTGTCTTCTTGTATATAACGGACACCAAGAAGCGTAAACATCTTGCGTGGTGATGAAGCTTCACTTAAATCTTTTTTCAAATCCCTTACAGTAATGTCTGGTTTCCAACTATGAGGATATACAACCAAATTAGGTTTATAATCGTCAGATAAATTCTGATTCTTCATAAAATTTTCTTTCTTACTGAATGATATCATAATTTTATGTACATGACGACTTTTAACATATCAATTATCTGAACATATATAGTTTTATGTCTTGTATTGCTTTTCGTAAATCTTCTTCAGATGATATGAATGTCAATCCTCGCTTTAAAGGAGGTATGAGATAATCCTTTTCATAGACTCCCTTCAAATTTACAAGACTTGCTCTCGGAGATTCGGGTAATATGTTCAGTCTTGATCTTGAGGTGGGATCTGATATGTTTCCCGTAAAATGTAACACTCCACCTCTATCTTTACCTCTAAATATCCATTGTTGACCTATATAGAACACATTTCCTCTTTCTTTGATTTCCGGAAATAACGGTGATATATCTTCTGGCTTGGCAAGAGTGATTTTACCAACGTCTTCTACAGATTCTGAAGTTTCTAAAGACTCTGTGGGAGATATTTCTTGCTGGGCCGTTAGAATCTCTTGAACCTTTCTTCGAAATTCTTCAGTTTTTAGCGGAGATACTTCTGCCCGTGTCACTTCTTTATCTCTACCCAATGCGCGAAACTTTCCTTGAGTATATGCTGCTGGATTCTGATCTTGGGTGAAGAATACCCACAAAGAAATATCGGGTTCAAAGCGTTCTGTGCGAGGATTTACATACGCACCCTTATCTTCGATAGTTTTGGTCACATCATATAATACCTTGTTTATTTCTTGTTTGTCTATGTCTATATATTCCATCCATCTTCTAATTCGACTTATATACTCATAAAGACCACGTTTAGATATTTTGGGAGATCTCCAATCTATATATCCTAAAAATAAAGGACGAAATACACCTCTACGTTTTATCTGGAAACTCCACCAATATCTTGGTTCATATACAAAATACATCTTCTCTAATGTTTTTACAAGATCCATTTCTTCCCAATCATAATCTACTTCATTAAACAACAGCTTTAATTCAGGGGGAATTAATGCTGGATCTTTTTTGTTTTGAAATACCAGGGATCTTGGTTGTAAAGCGCGTTGAAAGTCCTTTCTGTATTTCTGTTTTTGAGATTTACTGAGTGATTTCCATATTCTATAAATCGCGTATATTTCCATTTCTTTCAATACCTCGTACCCAATAAACGCCTCAGAAGTAATCACTGGAATATTTATAAATTGAACTGCACGAGCAGGCTGTGTCGTATACTCGGTAATCTTACGCGACGAAACTGGTGGGTGAGGCAAATAACGTGAGGACATAGTTTTAATAAATCACACTATATATTTGTATACAAAATATATAATTATCTAGGAACGATCACATGTAAATGATGATCGTGTTGTAAATGTCTTAACATGTCCTCGTCAGACGATATTGTTCTCCCACAACTATCAACATTACATAGCCAAAATCTAGTCCCCCGTACTTTATGATTGCGAATATCAACATTATGCTTATCTTTAGCATGCTTTAATGCAGAAAATAAGGATTTAAAGGTGGACTTCTTAGCATGTGTTACTCCATCGCATTGATAAGCGAATTGTGAAGAGGAAGTACCCACTCTTCTTGCACCCTTTGGTATTTTATAAGGATCTTCAAACTTAGCGGGCTTATAGCCTTTACCTGTACAATTCTTCCGACATGTCGGGCATATTTTCTTATTGCTGAACCATCTTCTCAAACACTTTTCGTGGTAATATTTTCCAACACATTCGCATGTAATGCTTACAGGACAATGATTAACATGTGAACAATCTTCCATACAAATACAACAACTCTCTGTACGCGGCTCAAAAATAAATAATCCCGAGACTTGGACATCCATCGGACCTTGCCATGCGCTTTTCTGGATTGCTGCATACAACTCCCCTAAATATGAATTTGTAAGTTCCTGCACCTTTTGCTTTAAATCTATATCCTTAATTCCCTCGAATACCATATCTTTATTATTAGTTGTCAAGCAAAATTCCATGTTTCTATGAACTTGATGGTTTTTTAACAAGTTCAAATATTCATTTTATTTTTGCTGGAGATTTGATAAAAAATGAAATTTTTATTGCATTTATTAGTGCCAATATAGCACATGGAATCTTGGTTTAAGAGCTTAATTCGTTTTTACCCGGATCATTCGACCAGTTCTTTTGGCGACTTGGTCGAACTGGAAGATGGAAAAGGCTTTCGCTTGCATCTTAACGCGAGCGGAACAAGTTGGGTGGACGGCTGGATGATGGATTCAATCCCGGACATGGATACTTTCGAGACATTGTGGGCTTTGAAACCAGAAAAACGCGGACAAGTGAAGATTATGGGCAAGGTTATGGACGTGCCGCGTTTCCAGCAGAGTTATGGCAAAGAATATTGGTTTAGTGGGTTGCAGCATGAAGCGTTGCCCATACCCGATATAATACGTCCATATTTGGATTGGGCAAATGCAAGCGAGTATACAAGGATGTATGGGTTGGGAGCATTTAACCAGACGCTACTGAATTGGTATCCCAACGCGACACAATATATTGGCATGCATAGCGACGACGAAAGCGATATGAGAGTTGGAGAAAATGGAGAATCCATCGTAGTCTCCATGACTTTCCAGGAGGGATGCACCCTACGCACATTTAGAATGAAACCCAAGTCCAAATTGGGAAAGACCAAGGAAGAGCGAAGGATATTGGGCAAAGAGCGGGTAGATATTGACATGTCAAACGGTTTGGTGTTGGTAATGGGCGGTTTATGCCAGAAAACTCATACCCATCAGGTTCCTAAGGCACCCAAATCCAGGAGCGATGTTGGGAGACGCATCAATTTAACGTTTCGCCAGTTTAAATAACACTTATGATTGTTCCTATCGATTAAATTAATATAATACATATATGACAGCATATATGTACGTCAAAGTAATTATCGTAAACGAATTAGATAGTATATTGTTGCGTTCGTGAAGGTAAATACGGAGTATGTCCGTATTGTCCATCTCTAGGATTTATAACAGGCGGGTAATATGGATTGTTAGGAGGCATAATTACCCTTTTAGTTGTTGTAGTAGCCGTATATCCACTGCATTGAGTGTTAGCATTAATACAATTTTGTTGTTCTGGATAATTTTGACATGTAGTTGTAGGACAATTATCATACCCATAAGCGTCACACCGTGATCTATTTGTATGGCAATGCTTACGGTGTGAATTGTGACAACCGTGATCGTGATAACGACATACATCATCGTGACAAGACATGCAAATTCCCATTTTAACTTAAATGTTTTTTAAAGTTAAAAACATTTATTAGCTATATAATTCTCAAGTTAGGACAACCACTTATATTTTTCGATCCATGGAGTCCAATCATATTCTTGAATATGACACTTACATCTGTCTGTTCCCGTAAAAGGACATTTACATCCTTTTATGGGAAAGGCGTGTGTCTTCCAAATAAAGATCTTGCAGCGTTTAGGAATATTAACCTTTTCCTTGTAGGGAGATAGATATCTTACATTATCTTCTTCGACTAGTCCCACATTAAGGGTGTGGGGAGCACATGACGTTCGTCTGCCAATATATTGACAGATATCTTTAAGATTTGCGCGAAAAAACGTCATAATAGTGTCGGATCTTTTCCCCCATCTTACCCATTCAACGGATGTCAATCCTATTACACGGATGTAATCTCCTCTACAATAAGGTAGCATATGGTTAAAGATGATTTCCGGAGGAAGTCGAAGGAGTCCATGATTAAATCTTTTATGTTTTGCAAGCAATGCTCTGTTAAGCACCAATTCTTGACACAGGTATCCTAATTCGCATAAACTTTTGCCCTGTTCCTCAGAAATTTCCCCAAATTCAAAAGGACTATCATTCCTTTGTAGATAAATTATGGACATGGTAAAGTTAACCTAATTGAGATCATAGAAAAAAAATCATTTTCTTCCGTATAAAATATGGAAGAAAATCTGCGGGGAGTGATTCGAACACCCGACCTATGAGACTACAGCCCACCGCTCTACCACTGAGCTACCTACGGTAAGATTAGAACACCACTCTGTTATCAGGTGATGCTCTACAAATATAGAGATGTCAATAAAAAATCAAATTTTGATTATATTGTTGACATTTATCTTTTAGTAAAAATTGAAATTTTTTTTACAATATTTTAGATTATACGCATCATATATGGATCTCACACCCTTGGATAACCCGGATCTTCTTAGGATTATTTTGCTTAATGTTGGTGCTCACACGGTTCCTAGTGTGAGATTAGTATGTAGAGATTGGAAATCTCTGATAGAGGAAGTCCAATCTCTACACACTACAGAGATTGGCTCAGCTTTTTCTCCTTCATACATCAAATGGCTCAAAAGACAAAATTTGTTCATATCCATGAACATTACTGGAAAAAAGGGTAACCTACCCATAGAGTGGGAAGCAGAATACAAGTCTCCTCGATTTCAATCCGTATATTTTCCCGATTATGATATTTCAAACTTGGAGAACTTATTCTCGTTTTGCGACTGCGATTGGCATAGAAGAAAAGCAAAAACCAAGATCTTTACCGCGTTTGGATCAACCCTGTGACAAAAAAAATAGATAAGTATGTTTTCATTACATTAATATATTAATAAAATATATTAAGATCGTATTAAGTCTGGAATTATACAGAATATTTGCGCTGTAAATATTGTACTGCCAATTCTTTCTTTTTGGCCTCGATCATAACATCGATACCTCCCTCCACTCTTTGTGCTACATCAAAAAGATAAGAAGGTATAGTCTCCACATAATCTGAATGCGCACCTATTCGTTTGTCTGGATGCTGTTCTGATACATGAAATTTAGGTTTGACACCGCATGCAGTCCATGTTTCGACGACTTTGTCTATGAATGTATTAGGGTCAGGCAAGCTACTAAACCCATTATCTTGTTGAATTCGCGAATAACACTCGTGATGATGCGTATCAAAGACAAACGGTCGCTTAATTTCCTTGGACATAAACAACATATCTTTGTAGTTGTATGCTCGTTCGCAATTTTCAATGACAATGCGATCTCTGACACATTCTGGCAATGTTTTGAATTGCTCAATCCACCGCGTCATAGTTTTGAGCTTGTTGTCATACACCCCGCCGCCATGCACTACCATCACTGAATCGCTATCGCGATGACATAGATCTAATACCGTAGCATGTGCTAATAAGTCCTTCTTTGTCTTTTGGAACACGGTGCTACTTTTCGCACCAATTTGATTATATTGTCCTGGGTGAAACGTGAGTCGCTGTCCATATTTATCGGCTACTTCACCGATTCGTGTGAAATATTCGGAAAATTGTTCCAAAGAATATGCAAATTCGTCACCCTCTGGGATAAATTCAGGATTGGTAACGTGCGGAAACATGTCACTACTAAGACGATACAACTTGATAGGTGTGGATTGACTTGCATTCCACTCCAATATTTTGATGACAGCTGTCAAATTGATTTTAACAAGATCGATAGCGTGTTGTTTTCCATTCTTCCTAAATGTGCGGGCAATGCAACTTCTATTAACACATACAGCATTTTTCTTTGGTTTAACATCTTTAAGCGTCTCGTTGATGCAAGCGTAACCCAAAGAAATATTTTTGAGAGTGTATGACATGGTATTCAAAGTTGATATTCAAGTTAATAAATGAAGTTGGTAAGTTAATTATTACGACAATTAACTTATGATAATTTTCAATTTTTAAGAAAATGATGAAAGAAGAGACATATCGAATTGTAATTGTTGGCGAAAGTGGCGTGGGGAAAAGTAGTATTATGTCCACTTTTGTACATCACAAGTTTCCCGAGGCATTTATATCAACAATTGGTATTGATTATAGTGGTAAAAAGTTAATCACAAAATTTAATGGCAATATATACCAGATCACTCTCAAAATCTTTGATACTGCAGGTCAAAAACGTTTTCAGAATATCACAGAATACTACCAAACCACCACTTTAGACGGATTAGTTGTAGTATTTGACATTACTAATATGGATAGTTTTATTAGGGCAGAGGAACTCATTGAACGTTCTAGAGAAATTTCTGCTTTGGGATCCCAACTACCAATTCTCTTGGTAGGAAATAAGATTGATTTAGCTCATGAACGATGTGTTTCACCCAAAAGGGTCCAGGAATTAGTTACCAAGTATAACCTAGGTGATTATATTGAAATATCAGCTAAAACTAACGAAAATCATTGTGAAGAAGTGTTTAGTAAAATCTCTCAATTAACCTTTGATTCGCGTTTATTTGAAATTCATGTTATGGATGAAGCTGAAACTCCCTCAGAGACAACAAGTACGTATATTCAGAGGGGGTGGTACTCTTTTCAAGACTTTTTAAATAATATATTATTTTGTTATTGTAAGTAATTTTGACTAAGAAGCTTAAATATAAAGTTTAGGATCATAACGTTCACTACATTCTTTATGAAATATAATTTGTGATTGTGGTGCTGGCATTTTAATATTTCCTTCTTCTACAGCAATGGGTGGATACGCTAAAACGCAATTAGGAAATTTTGTGATGGTCCAATCAGCAGCAAATGGGACATTTTTATACTTACATCGCGGTTCTGCAGTAAGTTGTAAAATATCATGCGCAGCTGTTTTTGACACGATATACATTTGTGTGCCCCAAAGATTTATTGAATATGCGTATAACGTATAAGGATAACACGCCTTAGAACCTATAGGGTACTTCAGAGTAAATTCTGGGTTTGTGACTATATCTATGGATGGATGTAGCAAATAACCAACTAGTAATAAATCAAGGGAAGGGTGGGTCTCCATAAAATACAACAATTTTTGAATATCTCGCACAAAGGATAATTTGAGATAGATATCATCTTCGCATATAATTCCATATTCAACGCTATCATCATCCAAAAAGTGTTGTAGCGCTTCTCGATGTGAAAGCATACAACTTTCACGAGTTTGAGGAAAATCGTAGGGGATATGTAATGTTTCGAATCTCTTAGTCATTCTTGTTTTTCGTTCTTGATTATCGTGGCTTATACAATAGACTTTATAAGGAATTGTGGGTTTTAGCGACGGTTCTGATACTAAATACCACGCAATCAATACTACCAAAACTAAGAACACGAAAAAGTATTGAATTTTCATACCCTTTTGCTACGAACTCCATACTATTATAATATTGTTTATTATAATATTGTTATAACCCTCCCTCTGTTTTACCATATCCAATCCATCGGAACTGGGTCCGTAGTAAAGAGAAGTACGATCACTTTGGTAGCTCCTCGTGTATCGCAATCATCTTGGTCAAGTTTGTTCTTCTTCCAACTACCGTAGCTCTCCCAATCAAGGTATCTCCTGCCTTGAAGATCTGGACTTTCTCTCGCCAACCCCTCCTTGGTTTCGTAAAACTCGGACATACCGAGTCGATGCGCAATGTAGTTCCAAGCTGTCGCATCTCCGCCATATATATCATCAAATGAGAATCCGTTGCATGATTCCAAGAATTCCTGCTCTAGTTCAGTCGCGTCAACTCGGAAACGCTGTATTTTAATGTTATTAACGCAGATAATCAACGTGGGTATAGTGTCAGCAGACATATTGATGACTGAGTTTATAACTCAAAAATGTCTATATTTTTTCATTTTTTATTACTCATCTGGATGTAGTTAATAAGTTTGGAATATCAATCCTCGGTCCATAAATTCAGCCTTAATAATGCTACATAAAGACCCAATATGCTCTTTTTGTTTACCAGTTCCAAGATATCGGAGCCACGATAAGACATAATATAAGTTTTCCGTATCCATATCTTCTGTCCTAACCTGTTTTTTAAGTCCAATAATCTCTCTTACTCTCTCGTCTCGAGGCATTTTCCGTATGTCCTCCATATCCACACCTGGCGGTTCTAATCCTAGGAATTGTAAAATCTCAATAAGATCTGGAATTTTATAACTTCCACAATTCCTACCACGATTAGCCCGGTGCCCGGTCTTAGTTATCTTTTTACCTTTTTGACTAGCCTCTTCAATAGCCTTTTTAATAGCTTCCTTTTCCTTAAATTTAGTACGAATCATGAATTTAGGATCCTTACCTGCGAGATAGAAACCATAAGCATCACTATCCTCATAAGGTTGTTTAAATTCGTATAATTTCTTCTGTGCCCACAAACTGTAGGCTACTTGTTCCACAGGGGTGGCATCCCGCCATTTAATTTCGTTGCTGTCATCAATTGCAGATTCCGAGGGCTTGTAGATACGGATTGTTCCGCTAACATTATTAAACGTGGGAACTGCGTTGAATTTTTTCGTCTTTTTAGGTTGCAAACTATACAATATATGAAAATATACATCTTCATCGCCACCCCCCCAGTCTATTCTTTCTTTTTTGCTTTCCTTGTGAATTTTGAAATCGTGCATCTCGGATGGGTCATATATAATCTTATCAGGTTCCCTTTCTCCCGTTTTAGTCTTTCTACCTTTCATCGTTCCAATCTTACCAGATTTCACGTCTAATCGCTTCTGGATTCGATTTATAAGGTTCTTGGGTTCAGGTATTTTATACCACATACCGATATAAGGGTATAAAGGATCTGGTGGATTCAAATTCTGTTGTAAACGTTCAAGAATTGTCTTAGATAATTCATCCTCTCTACCTTCTTCATTGCGTATAAGCGCATCTTCTAACAAGTCTTCAGCTAATGTTTTAATCTCAAGATTGTAGAATCTTTTCTCAAATTCAGGGGTGTAAATATCGAAACCTTCTAGTTCCTCAATGCGTAAGTCTTTCTGCCGTTCTGCTTCTGGCTTTGGAACATCGGACAATGGTAAATCTAAAATACCGATTAAATCCGATGTATAGTTCACTACGTCCGAATCCATATTAATCTCATCTTCAACATTATATATTGGAAAATCCAAAGTTAAAAATAGTACATCTCCATCTTTTTGGAGATAGCATAACTGACCATATCTGTTGAAAAAACGCACTTTTCGCTGTAGTATTTCTTCCGCTGCATACTGTACATATTTCATCGCCTGTACATATTTCATCTCATCAGTGATATTGAGATACAGCATTGGATAGACATCATCTCGGATAAGTTCAACTACTTTTTCCATGGTCACTGAGAAATTGACTTTAAAGTATTCTTGAATTACACGCGTTACTGCCTCAATAGGTTCATCGATATAATATACATCATAAGTGCTATAATCTGTATAATCAGGTGCAGGATCCCAACATTTATATACACATTCTGCGTAATCGCATTCTGCAGTACCATCTTTACCCACAATTTTAGGAGAACCTCGTCGTGTATTCCTTAGGAGATGGAGTTGACAATCTACAGCCACACGTTTGATGAGCCGTTCCATCCTCTTGATTTCTCGATCCTTTTTCTCAGATAATTCATACAAATCCACATCTACGGACAATAGCTCAGATTCGTCATCTTCACATAAATCTTCATCTGTAGGCGGTAAACATGTATATGAAGCATGATTATACACTTTGACAACTACAGATTCGCCTTCTTTCAGTAAATCATCGTGGCTAGTAGCCCTTATAGCCCGGCTTTCCGCTTGGTAATTGGTGGCGTGTTTCCAATCACTGTCCATCAAGTGAATTTGAAGGACGTTACTCAAACTAATGCCTTCACCACCGACTGGTGTAGTAATAAAGATTTTAATGTACTCTCCATGTCGATTTTCATAGGAATTCATCACTTCTAACATAGCATCCAATCTAGGACCAACAATGCCATGCGCTAGATAGGCATATCGTTTTTCTTTCTTAATAGTTATGACCTTAGTACTATCTCCAGTCTTACAATATGTAGGTATAGACATTGGTGCCGCGGATTTGAATACGGATTGTGGCTCGTTAAACATTTTATACCCTTGCGCTTCCAAACACACACTGAAAGGAACAGCACCAGATGCTTTAGCATAATTTGAGTACACAAAAACGTTACCTTTGATTGATTCAGCAAGCTTAATGATGTTAGCAAATTTAATTCCCAACTCAGCGATACCAGTCGGATCATCAATATCTTTAGAAATTTGGGTTTGGAAGTCCTCACCTTCTTTAAATCGACGTCCTGCGGGTGTCTTTGTTCTTACAATATATTTATTACCTTCTTTCTCCAAATATTTAGCAGCTCCTCCTTGTTTGCCTTTTTTGCCCTTCCTTTTTCCGGTACCAAAACTACCATCAGGATATACCCAATTGGACACTTGACGTTCCTTATCTCTCAATTCATCTTTGATTGCACTCACATTTTTGTATATGTCCCCTTGAAAATCTCCCATTCTCTCCATATAGACTTTGGTCTCGGTTTTATAGTCTTTATCTTCGCGGTGAGGATAATTACGTAGATCAGAAATAGGAATACCCATATACTCAATATCTACACCTGTGTCTAATCTTCTAACGTAGGATACTTTACCGCGGAATTTTCTTTCTAAATACTCATCGCTCATATCCAAGATGTTTACATGTGAACGAATGTCTAAATACGGATCCAACCGCCGAATATTAATGTATCTGTTCTCGAAATCTGGTAAGGGATACTGAGCTGCTGGAAGCAAGAGATTAAGAAGATCCCTAATTTCATTAGGCTCATTAATCATGGGTGTAGCTGTAGCCAAAACCTTCTTAATATTTTTGGCTACATGAAACAGTCTCCAATACTGGATATATTGGTCCTCTTTGCTAAATGCTGGTCTGACTTTATTTTTAGTTTTCTTGATCAGCTCATCGTTCTCCTCCGCCAGCTTTTTATTTTCCTTGATTTTATTCAACGTCAATGAAGGAACAAGTAATAAGAATTGGATTAAATCTATCTTTTTCTCTGGGACGTCTTCGAGTTTCAATTCTTCCGCTAATTTTCTAAGACTATCTGCCTTAAATTGGCGCAGCTCATCTTTACGAAGTTTTCTCGCAATATCTTCCTCTTCCTCCTCTTCAATTTCTCCTTTAAAGGGTTCAAACCGAAGATTATGCGCTTCATCAACGAAAAATATCGCGTTAGAATATTCTTTAATGATATCCTCATCAGACCTCTTAGCTAACTCCCTAGCGAAAGTTTCTCTCTCAATAAAAGCTAACTCCCTAGCGAAAGTTTCTCTCTCAATAACCTTATACCATTGTTTGAGATTTTTATTAACTTCGCGCTTAGGATCTTTTCCTGGACGAACGATATCATATACACCATCTGTACACTTACATACAATCTCGTTGATGATTCTTTCTTTGAGTTGTTTGTTATTAACGATAAAATATGCGCGATTTATATGTGTATCACCACGAGAATGAAGTTGTTTCAATAATTCTGCAGCTGCTGTCATCGCACAAGATTTACCTGTACCTGTCTCATGGAACAATAACAACTCATCATAATGTTGTAAGAAACGTTGAATAAATTTTTGATGTTTAAAATAATCTCCTCTCGCCTTCTTAAGCCTCTCAAATGGGTCAGAAGCTAGCTCTTTAAATTCCTTTTTGCCCGAAATCTTAGTTTGTATCTCATTGACAAAACTTGGTGGGTAAAATGCAATTAAATCTTCAAGTTGTATGTCTTCGTCAAATCCCGAAGACGTCATCATATTCCCTTTTTGGATGTATAATGATTTTATTCAAGGCTTTGTTTGCAAAAAAAATGTTACTCTCAGAATGAAGTTGTCAGATTTCCCATCTGAGATACTTTTGGATATTTTTTATAGATTGACAAATGCTGAATTGGATAATGTTCGTCAAGCTTTTCCAGAATTAAGTAATGTTGAAGAAAGTCTAAAAGTACAAAAAACACGTATAATTGTCCCATTCATACGTAAATTTATCAATCAGGATAGAACTGATAGAAAGTTGAACCAAGTTCTTATTAAGTTATTTAGGAAGTTAACTCAGGATAGTGAGCATAATAGTGGACATGATATTCTCGTAGGAATTTTTATTACATTTGCTCCGAGATGTTCAGCAGATGAAAAAGATAAACTAAAGGCGGCATATACCTCGTTAGGTAAAAGATTCCCTCGTCAAAGTATACAATATAGAAGAATAGGAGGATTGTGGTATTATGAGCGGGAAATTGTCGGCGATATTGTACAAAATGCACGCACTACACCCGAAAGAATCAAAGCTAATATACTAAAACGCAAATCCTGGATTGAGAATATCACTACTAAAACCTGGGATTCCTCAGGAATTGGAATCCCATGTCGAACAGATATGTTATATTTTACAAATATGTACCGCATTATCAAACCATGAATATTCTAACTCTTATGAAGATATAAAATGATTTATTTATCTTACTTTTCACGCAAAAAGATAGATATTATGTCAGTTCCCGTTTGTGAGATCCCTTTTACTGAAGAGGAAATGGAAAGCTATGTGTATAGATGGGAGGGAAACGTTCTTACTACCGAAGAAGAAAATCTAAAACAAACACTTGAAGAGTATATAGGTGCAGATTGTTGGGGTGTGGTAAGTTGTCGAACAGGAAGAGTAACCTTACACTTTGAAAATTGGACTTGGTGGGAAGAACATCACAATTGTCACGGGAATGCCGATGAGCGTTTCTTTTATGAAACCGAGAGAATAGATGAATGGGACATTGGTGATTACATTGATGTTTATATGTTTGGCTCCAATACATGGAGAGCTCGATTTACCAAAACATCCAATGAATTGTGGTTCTCGGGAATACTTTAAATCAGAAACCGGTTGATACCCTAAACAATAAAAATACTATTTTTTACATTACATCTTAGATCGTAAAAAATGAAAATTTTTATGATTTTTAGACTTAAAAATTCATATCACCGTATCCATGGAAACTATTCAGCATTTTCTTATGAGACATTTGGAGATCGGTATCGATCAAGCTCAAGAGATCGCAGCTTATGTAGAAAAAGTCGAGAGTGAAGGAGAATTTTACAATTGGGGAAGTATCCTTACGTTGGCTGAGAATTGGATAATGTCTCCGAACGAGAAGGCTTCAAAGGAATTGACACGTTTTTATTCGGAGATGTTCGATTTGTGTCGAGAAAAAGCGAAATGTTTGTTGGTGGATTTGTTCCAAAATGACAGGGCTTTGTTCCCTGAAGATGTAACTGGATTCCTCTACGCGCAAGAAATAGCACGCAAACTTCGACATGGCGAGATCCATTTCATTGAACGTCCTTGCGATTGCAAGGATTGTCTCATATACAGCTAAAATTTAGTTGTATACACTATAATAAATATATAGCCTATATATTTATAGATTACTCACAGTTCCCCTATATCTTCCCAGTTTTACTCTCTCGGTCAAAGGCTTGGATCAAAAGACATAATTGATTCTTGAGTTTATAGTAGGTCTCGAGGTAGTTATAAACTTTTATAAATCAAATAAGCAAACATTCGGTAGACTTGAGTTCGCTATAAACTTTTTTATAAATCAAAGTAAAACAAGATGCCGAAGAAAGACCAATCTTCCAGTGATGACTATGAGATTTACACTTGTGATGCGGATTCAATCTCAAGTTATATTGTTACTACAGATGACTTTTGTGACGATTCTTGCGATACTATTAAATGTCACAGTGATAGCTGCTGTTCTTCTAGTTCTTCAAAATCTTCATGCAGTTCTCTATCATGCAGTTCTCTATCATGCAGTTCTCCATCATGCAGTTCTCAATCATGCAGTTCATCTTCAAAATGTCATTGCAGTTCAGGTTATTCAAGTGAATATTCCTCTTATTCATCTTATTGTGAACCACATCACCATAAGTCCCGTCGCGCTCCACGAAGAACACAAAATAATGTAGGTATATCACAAATGACCTTTGCTGATCAAGTACCTGCACCAGCACTTGGTGCCCCGGCTACTACCGTAGCCGCACCGCCACGGTTTAATTGTAATTTGACAGGAGAGTGTCCGGAAGGTTTTCAATGCGTGGATGGACAATGTCGTGCGCCCGCTGGTAATGGGTTTTCTTCCACTACATCTCCTAATCCTGCAGATCCCGCAACAACAGCGACCGACAGTGAAGTGAGAATGTTACCTCCATCTTCCGTAACTGCGCCAAGAAGTCGATCCTTTCGGTCTGTAATCACGCCAGTTCACGATCTGAGAACACCTTATTCCCCTAGAACTACAGGGAGTGTAGCTTTTACTATGAGAAAAAGAAATGATGTTGTAAGTATGCAACACGAACCTTTTTCTGCAACAATTGCCGCCAATGGCGTTAATCATATAGCTGTTCGTCAATCTATTGGAGACTTACCTACACATTTCGTTGATGCTCCATTTGTGTATCGTTTGAATGGAGTGGGCAGATCGGGCATTGTTCGCATTGATCCTTTAGATTCCTCTGCAAATATTAAGTTCTTCCTAGGACAAGATGATAACACTACCGTAAATAGAGGCGATACCGTCGAAATTCCGGGTACGACTACGTCTTGGATTACTACATATTAAATAAGTAATATATATTACTCAATCAATTTAATTCTGCAACAAGGATACGTTGAAGGAAAATACTAATCACTACAATAAATATAAATCCACTAAATAAGGCGTAAAAACTCGCAAAATATCTTCCCGGTACAGTTGTGACGGTGTTAGCTGGTCCCATGCCGGATAAAATTAATGACGCGTTGTAAAAACTATTTAGTAAACTTAAATTTGTTGTATAGTAGTATCCAACACTGCCAATAGACAACGCAAAGGCTACAATAACAATAATGATTATTATATCATCTACTCTAATCCCGACTGCCGTTTCTTCTTTAGATTTTCCCAACGCACCTTTCCTCGAACTCATATCTTTTTCAAGAAAAGATATTTTTCATCTACTTCGCTTTCGATTATTATAGCATTATCATCATATCATCATATCATCATATCATCATATCATCATATCATCATATCATCATATCATCATATCATCATATCATCATATCATCATACCGTAAATAAAGTTAATCCCAAATAGATATTTCGTATGTAGGATAAATATGATATCTATAGCAAAGTATTGTCTATCCGTGGGTGATAATGCTTTATGCAATACACTTAAAGTTTATGACATAGTAAAACACGGAAAACCGCGAAAACAAAGATCCATAGAGAATTTTTGTATGCAGCTTATTGTTGGATCTGACATCCCATATTCAGGATTAGACTGCAACTTGAAAGATGAAAGAACGTGGTTGGATAGTGCTTTAGAGGAAGGTTGGTTCACGTTTACCAAGGAATGGAATAGAGATACGGTTGATGTACTTTGGAATTGCCTCAAGTCCTTAGGGTTACAAGGCATAGTTGCGCTACCTCTAGCTACAGTGGGTATATCATTACGTTTCTTGCAAGAAAATCCAGAGGTAATGATATATCCATCATGTTGTATGAAAAGTGGAGATGAAGAAGAGGGAACATATATATCCGAGTTTGAACATATTAAGTTAGCCACACTAAACGTGGCTTGTACCGAATTCAATACGATGGACTATATAAACGGCGTTTCGCCCACATTGTCTCGAATTCATAACTATGAAGAATTTTTCAAAATGTGCACTTCAGATGTGATATGCTTACAGGAAGCTTTTGATGTATATCACTTTCAGAATATTATTATACCCTCTATGGTCGAACGTGGATATAACGTTGCTATCACGTGTAAGAGAAAATACAGGATAGGTTTCACAGCAGGATTAATGATTGCTTCTAAATTGCCTATTATTCGTACTATGTTCACAGCATATGATAATGCTGTGAGTATTGATAAATGGGCAAACAAAGGCGTATTAGCGGTTGAATTGGATACGTTCGATGGAGAAAGTATTATTATCGTGAATACTCATCTTCAGGGTTCTTTTCACGGATTATCACTTGACCAAAAGATACACCATCGGAAACATCAATTTGAACAAGTTCAATCCACACTTACAACTTTTATTGAAGAATCTCATCATCGAATCCGTGGTATATTTGTGATTGGTGACTTTAATACTGGTAGATTTACACTAAACGATCATGTACATAACAACATTTATCATGCTATTGAAAATGATGATTATGTAAGTATGGTAGACGTTTTGTTCAAACATCCTCATCGACGGTTCAAAGATTTAATGGTACCCGCGATAAGACAAACCTTTCCGGAATTTTTTGAGAAGTGTAACGAATATGATACATCTTCATGTAAATCTGTAGAAACTGGAGAATGGAGAGGTACTGATCTAAACACATCCGCCTTAAGTTATAATTTACTCATAAAGATGATTCTAGAGAATGTATACTACCATTTTTCTGATACATCACGTGAATATGTAAACTATTGCTTAAGAAAGGTATTGTCTGGAAAATGCGACCTGCATGTAGAAATAGAAACATACATATTGACTCTTATCTCAGAATTCTTCCCAGAGGTATATCGTAAAAGTAATGTTACAGATCATATATGTTATGCTGATTCCAAAGATAATCAGTGGAAGGAAACTGATTACCACTACGACATAGTACTCCCAGTTGGAGATGTAGGAATTTTGAGCGATCATGCCTTAGTTGAAGTGACATTATCACCGAAATAACATAATACAACCCAGAATTATATATCAAGATAAAAATAGTATTGTATGTAATTTCATTATTATAATCTTCATTTAAAATATGGATTTAAACGAAGATATAGAACTACAGTCGCCGCATGAGGCTTTTAAGAATTTCATAAAAATCTCAGAAAGTGAAGGCTGGGTGTGTCATCGCACAATTACACTTCCAGATGGGAGATCTTTTAATATGTACGAGAAGGAAAGTGATATGAAGTTTCCTATACTAAAATGTGTGGGAACTATTAAAACTACACCAACAAAATTAACAGACTTCTTTTTGAATGCTGATTTAGAAACGCGCAAGAAAATTACACCGAATTTGTCTCTATACAAAATTATCAAGGAATTTGAACCCGGTATTCATCTCTTACATTATGTATATAAGGCTCCGTTCCCTGTAAAATCGCGCGATTTTTGCTTCAAAAGATTTGTACATAGTCGTAATTCTGACATTTTAATATGCGGAGTGTCAATCGTTGATGATGATTTACCTCCCGTTAAGAAATATATCCGTGGAGAAGTTCTGATGAGCGGCTACCTCTTCGAAAGTATTTCCAAAGAAGAAACACAAATTACTTCGATTATATATATTGATCCTAAAGGTTGGATACCAAATTTTGTAGTAAAAGCATCTAAAACTGGAGAATTATCTGAATTGACGAATATAGCTAAGATTGTGGAGTCATAGAATCATATAATTATAATTATATGATTATGGAGTTTACATTTAAACACACACATGATAGTCATAAAATGGAAATTCCTGATTTGATAGATAAGGATTTTATGCATACTCAAACACTGTTTATTCCACAAAGTCAATCTCAGAAATATCACTTACAACATATTCAATATTACAAAAACGGGGCATTGCACAATTTAACTTCTCCTTCAGATAAAACTCTAGAAATATTAGAACTAGAAGAAGTGATGGATGGATTGTTGCCTAAAGATATAAATTGCTCATATTCATCTCCCGCAACTACATCTACTGTTATTTCACACGTTACTGACGTTGTTCAAACTTTAGTTAAGAATATGAATCAACACAGCGAGATATTTGTAGATAATATCACTATGAATCAACGTTCACATCCATACAATCTATGTTATGGTGAAGAAATGATGGGTGATGTTAAAGATGTTGAGCAAGATATCACTACATTTTACACGACTTTTCAACCTTGTGTTGAGAATTGGTCAATACAAGAGATAATGCAGGGATACAAAGACGTGGAGGATAAAAAAGTACACTTGAAACATGTATTTGCAGATACTGACGTGGTGATTAAGATGGATATATACATTGTTCTTCCTTACAGTGAAGAAATATTATGTTCTCAAACTTCCTCTCATCAAGACTTTTTGGAAAAATTCCAAGATAAGTGGGAAGTCGAGAGACCATGGCGGTATGTATGTGTAAGAAATTGGATCCTTATCCCCAGAATTGATATGCACGGAAAAGAAAGTTTTGGGTTGAAAGCCATTGCGGATTATGCGCGTGATATACGTTATCATATCTTTACCCTATTTACGGAAGATAGCGCAGATGTATACCGGGCACTTAGAAAATATTATACCTATCTGCTTTTCATCAAAAAGAAACATGCACCAGATCACGATTTATATATTCATGATTTATATATTCATGATTTGTGCATTCACGACCAACTCCAATTTTATATAGCTCAACAATACAATATGAATGATGTAGATAATACCATAGAAAAACTTGAGACATTTTTCCAAGAGAGTTCTGCGGCTTATGTATATTCGTTATTACGCGACATTCGATCTTTGGATTACATTAAATCTGTACACCCAAGGTTGGATACACAATTTATCCAACAATGCTCGGAAACTGTGCATCAACTACTGAATGAACATCATATTGGTGAAGATACAACAAATTTACAAAAATATGTAAATGATAGAACACAGGTGTTGATTGATAGTTTACCGATTCATCCCTTAGATTTTCTCTATCCTCTAAGAAGCCGTAAATGAAATCTATACATCAGAAATGATGTTGAAATGAACTTACCTATTCGTTTCTTAGACTTTCCTGAAGAAGTTCAACACGACATCTTTGATTGTCTTAAAAAAGATATAGATGTCCTAGTTACACTACTCAGAACATGTCAAGATACTTACAATAAAATGCAATCATATGTACACAATTATGTACTCGAATATGGGTTAGAGCGTATTGTGAAGAATAAAAATCTTACGATGATAGAGACATGGAAGCAATATATTTTCGATTCTTACCCCAGAGGTGCAATAGAACGTCAAGTGATCATAGCAGCACTACATTTCATCATTGGAAAATATTATGGTAACGGAAATTCGGTTGAAAGATCCATTGGAAGAGAATTATTGCATCATTTTGATCCTCTTATCATTGATAAAGATTTTGGGCGTATTTACAGCATGGGCTTCATGTTTAGTATCCATCCTTTTGTCCACACCACATCATCGCCCTCTCTTACAATGATGTCACAGTTAGTTGATAATAATGCGGTAGTAAAACATCCATTATTTGGTAAAATGACTTTACACACTGCTAATATCAAACAAGTAGTTATAGATAGAGTCAATTTCATAAGACAAGAAGGTAGATGCAACTATCCTAGACTGAAATGATTCTTAATTTGATAAGAATCATCTAATATTTAAGAATATTTAAGAATATTTACAATAAAATAGCACATCCTGGTTGGAATGTTACAAAACCGGCTACCCCATCATCCCCCGCTCCCCCAGAGCCCATCTCGCCACCTCTCCCACCCTTTCCTCCTGCACCTTTTATATTCGAAGATTGACCCCCGCCGGCACCTCCTAAACCCCCGATTCCCTGAGAGCCCGAGTCTCCGTTCTCGCCACCGGGATCACCGGCACCTCCGAAACCCCCGGTTGGAGTACTGGCGCCATAGCCGAACTTCCCTCCTGCTGCAGAAGCAATAAGTACCGGAGGTGGTGGCGGTCCCGTATGCGATGGGGGTACAATAAATTTAAATACAGCAGAAGTTCCACCATCATCTCCATTCTCTCCTTGATCAGGGAAAGCTATACCTTTTGCTCCACCAGCTCCTCCGGCACCTACAATAGCTTGTAATATATCTCTGGGTTGTACCACCGCTGAACCTGTGGGTCCAACTTCAACTACGGTTTGAACATATATCCCCGCTCCGCCGCCTCCTCCTCCTCCTCCTCCTTCGCTGAATGGTGATACGGGTTGTGAGGGAGCGCCGCCACCTCCACCGCCTCCGCCTCCTCTCAGAGTTATAGTTATACATTGTACACCCTCAGGGACCTGATAAGTATTTTCTGGTTGTTCATTTAATTCCGGATTTAAATATGAAGTAGGAATAAAAGTATTATCGGTAGGACCTATTTGTCCTTGACTACCTGTAGGACCTCTCGGACCACGAGGTCCTCTGCAACAACATTTACACTTGGGCATTTTTAGTATATATATATATATATTTTTACAATACGATCGTATTGTAAAATAATTGTTTGTTATAATATAACAAAACATAAATAAACTACAATTGTTATTATCGTGATAACAGAGATTATGGATGATAAAGTATTAATTGTCACAGGTAAGTTTGTATTGGAATGCGAAGATGAAACCGTATGGAGAAAAGCACGTCAAATACTAAAACACTTTAGGTATTGGACTATTCGCGGTACTACAGTTCAATATCTCCATGATGAAATTGTAGGTCGCAGTTATGAGGAAGTAGTGAAGGAAGTACAAAGTCTTATTGGCAATCTCTATAGTCTTGGCTTTATCATTTATGGTTCGATGATTGTTTTGTATAATAATCTCAGTAACTCCATTACTGAAATCAAGAAATTTACAAAAAGTCGCGATACGTCCATATTACAAGAATTAGAGGCTGATTTCACCTTGATGTTCAATCACGATTTGAAAGTACATTCTCACGAAGAAGACCCAACAAAGTCAGTACATTTTCTACGCCGTAGAAATGTTAAATATCTTAGAGAAAAGGCTCAGGAACATGGCATTGAAGGATATAACTGTCTGACAAAATCAGAACTCATCAATCACTTGATATAATATATATTATAGATGAATCATATATGTTATTTACATATATGTTATTTACAAGCCAATATCATCGATTTTGGAATTAATACATTGATGCTCTTTCAACGTTGCTTGATGTTTAGATCGGAGCTGTTCTTTGTATTGATTCAACCCCGAACAATTATGTTTTTCTGGAAGTCTATGTTGTTTACAATATTTGGATTGACACACATTGCAATATCCAGCAACAAATACCTTACGTTTACACCCTGGAAAAGAACACATAGTCTAATTGAGCAAGTTTGTATTTATAATACCATTGAAAATTATCAATTTATAAGGTAAATACATATGTAATGTGTATTTTATACTTTGAAATAGCGAGCATAATATGAGTTGAATTGATCGTTTGTTTTAACTAAACCTGCAAACTTGAATCCAGCAGGAACAATATAATCTCTTGACCAGGCTTCTTTATTATGGTAAAAGGATTCATAAGTTGTCACAAACGATTCAGGAGTTTTCTCAGAATTTATTACTACGGAGTATAAAGCATGAACTACATCTAAATACACCCCAAAACTTGGGTCTCTTACATCATGTTCTCTAATGATATACGCCCCCCGGGGTTTGAGGACCCGATGTATCTCAGAGAGCATAATATCCGGATCATTAAAGTGGTGAAGGGCTTGGAAAGTAGTTACTAAATCAAATTCTCCATCTTTATAGGGGAGACTTGTGGGAGTGCTCGGGGTAAATATCACTTTACCCCCAGGTTCTTCAATGATAAATATGTCACAACCGTATATATCGCCCATTTTTAAATTCAAAGCGTTAGCTATAGTTTCGGTTATAGATGCTTCAGAACAGCCCACGTCAAGATATTTGACATCTTTTTTCCTCTTAAGCGAGTTGAGCCATTTATTTATATCCTTTACCCTAGAAGCTGATCTTCCAGTGGAATATATAGGTTTCGGCGGAATCGTGTTATATAATTCCTTCAGTTCAGATAATGTTTCAACAACAGATCTATCATTTTCCACAGCATCCCAAAAGATCTCTAAGAAATCGTCCACAATTTCCGCCGCAATTTTCTTTTTAATAAAATTATTAATCTTTCGAGATATCTTACTTTGATGCAATTTTACTTGTTGAAACAAATTCGCAGCAGATCCTCTCATTTCAAGTGTCTTAATGTTGTGTTTGTTAGCTATTATTACTGATATCCCAGTATAATGAATATCAATTTTATGTTTGTCAGCTAATAGTACTGGGATGTCAGTATATTGAATCTGAAATTTCATTACACTAGTTTATTTAGTGTAATGAGTAATTTTCTGGGGTTCATTTAATCTTAGAAACAAATATTTATAACTTGATCGTAATATCCTTCTACTCCGCCGTGATCGACACAGATCACGTTTTTACCCGTTGTTGCGGATCTTACTGCTCGGAGACAGTGTTCTTTGATGCCCTCGTCCAAGCTGGAAAAGGTTTCATCCAACATCATCAATGGCGATCCGCTGAGTCTGTTTAGAGCTAATGTCACCAACAACGATAACCTATCTTGCTCTCCGCCACTAATTTCGTTGGGATTTTCGTATACACCCCCTTTATACCGAATTTCTACATTTACACCTGGTCTAATTATCTTTTTCGTCTTGAGTTGCTTGTACAATTTTAGTTCAACACGAATAGGTTCATCAAAGATACTTTCAGCGAGTACGTTGATGGTTGAGTTAACGCTGTCAACTGTTTGTTGCAATACTTTGCACTCGACTTCTATAGCGATACCTTTTAGTCTTTCTAAATTATAGACTTTTTGTGATGCGACTACAATACTTTCTCTTTGAGTTTTCAACGAGGCTTGTCTTCGTACAGCTTCGTTAGTTACACGTGCTTTTTCAAACACTTGCCTTAATTCAGTAAGTCTGGTTTCCTTGATTCCAATTTGTTCTTCAAGTCCCGAATCCAATTTACTGAGATGCTCTGTTTTCAATGATGACGCCTTTTCAAGCGAATGCTGCAAACTTTCACACAACGGGACAGCATTTTTATAGTTTTGAACGGTATGCTGTAAATCTGGTAAATGATCGGTCGAATACTCTCCACAACATTTTTCCATATTTTGTCGTTGCTGAAGTAAATCTGCTAAATCACGTTCTTTAATATGTAACATCTCTAAAGCCTTTAATTTGGCAACTCCTAATTTGAGTTGTTTAATATCTTGCTCAGGAGGATCTAAAATCTTGATAGCATGCAAATTGAACAATTGAGTTTTGTAGGATTCAACTTCGTCTGGAAGTAAATACCTAGAACTAGAGTCGCCTAAAATCTTGAGTTCATCTGGAGTGATGGTACCGATCTCTTCTGTATACATGGATTTTAGCTTTTCAAATTGATCTAATAACGTTTTCCTATCTTTTTGTGCCTTTAACATGTCTTGAATACATTCCAGCTCTTTCAAAGCCACTGTGAGTTGTTCTTTGGTACTGGGAGCATGATCGCAACATTCAAGTTTACCGCTCTTATACACAAGATTTTGATTACACGCGGGACAATTCAATACATCACTACCGCGTTTTAGCTCGTAGACTTTCTCCTCCTGCGTTTTTAGTGTTGTATCGTCAATATCGTACGTTGGAAGTGCAGCAATTTGCTCATAAATAGCCAACACATTCTTGTGCAATTTCAGTGCTGGTTGAATCTTGAACAAACATCTTATAAATTCCTTCTTAGCTTCTATAGCTTCGCTATTGTATTCCACGTCGCATTGTTCTGCTTTAAGCACGTGTTGCGAATATTGCTGTTGTGCATTCTGTACGTCATACAATACTTGTTCTGTGCATACTTCCACATTTCCAAAAGTTTCACATTTTTCTTGTAACATCTTCACTACAGTTTCAATACGAACGACTTCATTTATCACATGTTTTAGAGATTGCAAAGCCTCGATAGAATTCTCGTACTCAGGTATTTTGTCTGCGATCTTCAAAATATCTTGTAGTTCAGCTATCTTACCTTGAAGTGTAATTATTTGTTCGCTAAGTATATCTATTGCTGACATAGATTGGTGATGGTTCATATTGCGGCGTCTTAGATCTAATAAATCTTCCTCAAGTTGGCGTTTTTCATCTTGTAGGCATTCCATATCCTCCTCGGATTTACCATCTTCGGGTTTAATGTTTTGTAATTTAATGAATTGTGCAAAATCATCGCATTCTTTTTGAAATGTTTCTTGTAATACTTGAAATCTTACCTTTTCTTCCTTGAGAAGTTCTTCAATCTTACGGATATATGGTGTAGGGTCGCTCTCATTAAAAGCTACTTTATTGAGTAACGACATCTTCTCAGAGCTTGATACCCTAAACAGTGGATTGGTTTGAGATTGTTCTAAATAGCAACACAATCTCCACATTTCTTCACTACCAAAAATATCATTAATGCGAGATTGCGCTACACTATCTACTTGTTCTAGTATACCAGCGCGAAATTTCAATAAATTCGGACGTTTTTGCCGATATATCTCGCATTTCTTTCCTCCGATTTCTAATCTTAGAGTAACATTCAACTTACCCTTTCGTGAACCCACATTTCTATCTACACCACGCAATCCTCCATACAAACACCATGTAATTGCTTGCAATATAGTACTTTTTCCTGCCCCCGAACAGCCTTTTAATAGAGTCACACCTGTAGTTGGAAACTCGAATTTTGTCTTTGAATAGCACTTGAAGCCATTAATTTCGATCTCCATTGATTTTGGATGATATACGTCAGAAAAAAGAATTAGTTTTGGTCACTCACAAAAATTGAAACGTAACTTATATTATAGGTATATAAGTTGTTTTTCCATAGACTTTTACGTACTCTATAAAATGCGACGTTCAGAATTAGGAAGGCTAAGATTACTTCGTGAAGAACGTGAACGTAAACGAAAAGAACAGGAAGCTGAAAAAGCGGAAGAGCCTAAAGAGGAAGTACCAATACCAAAACCGATATTAGCTTCTGAATTAAGAAGATTGAGAGAACAAAGAGAAGAACGTGCAAGATTAGAGCTCGAAAGACCTATAAGACCTATAAGGAGACGCACTCCAACGCCCTCACCACCAAAAGTTAATGTGGTCCGAAATCGAGCTATAACTGATATAAACGATAATATCACTCCCAGCATCACTGCAGAAGTAAATGATTTAGAGCCAATTGCCTTGTCGTTTGCTAATAATGCAGATGAGAGAAATATTGAAGGAATGGTCGAAGATTTAGAACATTTTAAAGTGTCTTTAGTCAATATCACTAACTTATTGAAACAATTCAATAAGAAAATTCTTGACGTATTCCAAAAAACGAAGGCTCAACAAGACATCAAAATCATCGGAAACGAAACATTTAAACCTGAGGATATTAGCAAAGCTGTAGTAGCCGCGTTAAGATTGCTTGAGGGTACAGCAGAAGCGACATTAGAAGTACGATTCGACATATCTGGCGCTAAGCAACCCCTCGAAATACTACAACGCATTCAAGAGCTTGGACAAAAGACTTTTAGCGAATACAAAGCTCGCCCTATTGAGATTGAAATGGATGTAAGTAACGATTTAGAAATGGCTAAATTGTTAGCTAGTGGAGCACCTCAAGAGTTTAAATCGAGATTTGATCCTATTGGAGGTATTGATCCAGGTCTATCACGTCGTAGGGGTGGGGTAACCAGATCTGAAGTCCCGAGAAGTGAATTAACCCTTGAGAATGCAATCTCAATTGTAGATAAATATACAGATGTAGATGAGGCAACTCTAAGGGCGATTTTGCTCGTGAGCGGTTTTAATGTAGCTACTGTAAGTAAGGCATTAAAAAAGAAACGTGATGAAGGATTGCCTAGTCCCTTAATAAGACGCAGACCCCTACCAGATTGGTTCTCTACTGTAAGACCTGAAGAACCAACAGTAATATTGCCTCCTCCAAATATTAATATGCTTACTATGAAAGAACTTGCCAATATAGCTGAGACGAATGGACTTACAGAATATCGAAGAAAGTCCAAACCCAACCTAATTCGCTATCTAGAAGCTAACATTGATCGGAGTATATTAGCAAATGCTGTTCGAGCTAAGATGCATAATTATAAATTTACAAAAATCCCGGTAATTCAAACTATATGATATAAATTATTCACATTTTCATCATGTAATGAAAATGTCTATCAAGGCCGATCTGGTTATAGGTGGCATCTTATTATTTGCGATTATTCTTTTAGCTGCAAATTTAGTGGCTATTACCATTGCGCTTTACAGATTGGGAATATCAGGATTATTCAAAACTATTGAAAAAGTATTTGAGGGCAAAGTCACTGGTGCAGAAGATTTATTAATTTATGCGGGTATAATCTCTGCGAGTCTCTTCGTGATTTTTGCTTTGATTGTTATAGGTGTGATTATTATTGCTGTAGTTTTAGCAGTAGTTGGAGCGCCTGAGGAAGCTGGAGCAGCTGCGGTTGGAGTAGTAGGTGAGGAAAGTGGACTTCTAGACTTTCTTCCTGGTATAGGAAAATTGGTAACGGGGGGTATAGGTGTTGTTCTCGTTATCGTATTGATAATAGTGGTATTTACTTCTATAGCCTCGGGGATATTATGTTTTATAGCTGCTTCCGAGATTAGAAAGGATCCTAAGTTCAGTGGTAAGTCAAGTCTCCGAGATGCTTATACCTATTCCATCATTGCTGGTGTGTTAGGTATTGCTATAGTAGTTTTCGCAATAATAGGTATCATCGGCTATTTCAGTCTCAAGTATTATATAAAGAAGGAGAAGAAGATTGCAGAAGAGAAGAAAAATAAAGCAAAACAATCAAATGCAACAAAGAAAACTGGAAGAATACCTCCTTAAATTGATGTCGCTGCTCCTGCTAAAACTCCTGCAACAAAGAAAACTGGAAGAATACTTCCTTCAATTGATGTCACTGCCCCTGCTAAAACTCCTGCAACTACATAATTTACCTTAGTTCTATGATAATATCTAAAAGATTATTTATCGATAAATAATCTTTAAAACTACAAAGATGAGCGTGGCCTTTTACATAACATTTTGGTTCACAATTCTCGTGCTCCTGGTTTTGGCATTTATCTATGGACTCTTCGCTTACAACACGCTCGGTGAAATTTCAGATCTAAATGATCGAGTAAGATTAGTTGAAGCACGGGATTTTCTATTTTGGATATTAATCCTTATGGGAATCGCTTTAGCTATTATAGTTCTGTTCGTAGTATATAGCTTTGCTTTTAGCTGGACAAAATCCTATGAAAAACCTGAATTTATCTTTATGTGGCATATGTTTTTCTTTGTATGGTTTTTGGCTGCCTTGGTCCTTTTAGTAGTGACTTTTGAACGGCTAGGAGGTAGTTTAGATATACTAACCATTGTTGAAGTACAAAAGGCTAAAAGAGACGTTTTTGTCGCTATTGCGGGTATAGGAACCATCGTAGTTTTAGTTTTCTTTGGTTATATCGGGTATAGCTATCGGCATGATATGCAACGCCGATATACCATAAAGAAATATTTACTCCCAGAATGTCCTGACCAATAAAGATGAAATATTTGGGGCTGCTGAAGGACGAGGGATTAAATCCAAATAAAATTAATTATCACATATGTATAGTACATATGTCATCATACACCCATCATCATGCATACACCCATCATCATGCATACACCCATCATCATACATACACCCATCATCATACATACACCCATCATCATACATACACCCATCATCATACATACACCCATCATCATGCATCCGTTTTCTTCTTCCTCGTCTTTTTCTTGAGCAA